CCTGTATATGCACCATCGCCTATGCTTGTTACACTTTGTCCGAGTGTCAGACTGATTGCTCCTGCACATCCGTTGAATGCAGATAAGCCTATGCTTAATACACTATCGGGGATCGTTATTTCTTGTATTAATGGACAAAGGCCGAATGCTCTGTCGCCTATGCTTGTTACACCTTGTCCGATTGTCAGACTGGTTGCTCCTGAACATTCATAAAATGCAGCGTCGCCTATGCTTGTTACACCTTGTCCGATTGTCAGACTGGTTGCTCCTAAACATCCGGTGAATGCATAATCGCCTATGCTTGTTACACCTTGTCCGATTGTCAGACTGGTTGCTCCTAAACATCCGGTGAATGCATAATCGCCTATGCTTAATACACTGTCGGGGATCGTTATGGAGTCAACACGAGTATCAGACTGAAATGCACTTGCGCCTATGCTAAGTACATTTGTACTAAATAATGCAGGATAATTTCCACTACCTTCCATCTGAGCAATCACTTCTGCCTTACTTAATTCAGTGTTTCCATCTGTATTTGTTAATAAAATTTTTATGTATTCAAGTACTGAAGATTCAAAGTACGTGGTGTTTCCATAACTGGCAATTTGATCTTTTGTTAAAATTATTGATCTTAGCGATGTACTATTTATGAATGCACCGTTGCCTATGCTTGTTACACCTTGTCCTATTGTCAGACTGGTTGCTCCTAAAAATCCGGTGAATGCAGATAAGCCTATGCTTAATACACTATCGGGGATCGTTATTTCTTGTATTAATTCACAACCATTAAATGCAAAATCGCCTATGAATGTTACACTTTGTCCGATTGTCAGACTGGTTGCTGCTCTACAATAGGTGAATGACTCACCGGCTATGCTTAATACACTATTGGGGATCGTTATTTCTGTTATTAAATTACAAATAGTAAATGCGGCGTAGCCTATGCTTAATACACCTTGTCCGATTGTCAGACTGGTTGCTCTTGTACATTGCGAAAGTGCATAATCGCCTATGCTTGTTACACTTTGTCCTATTGTCAGACTGGTTGCTCCTGAACAATTTCTGAATGCATAATTGCCTATGCTTAATACACTATCGGGGATGCTTATGGAGTGAATACGATAGTCACCATAAAATGCACTTGTGCCTATGCTAAGTACATTTGTACTAAAAGTTGCACCATAAATTCCACTAGCTGGCTTCTGAGCTTTCACCTCTGGCTGACTTAATTCGGTGTTTCCATCTGTATTTGTAAATAGAATTGATGTTGCCATCTATATATTGAATTACTATATATATTTTCTCTCTTTTCCCTTTTCCCTTTTATAATTCTATTTGCTTCTTATGTATTCTTTCTACCAAATCATATCTCCACGATACACGACATCTAAATATGAATAAAATGGACTTGTTCTTTGTTTATAATTCTTAATGAAAGAAATATAAACACTTTCTTACTATATTTATTAACGTAACGTCTCAGATTTCAAACTATGTCTTCAACCAATATTCAGTCCATGTCCTGTGATAATTGTAATAAACTATATAAATCTCGGGGTGCTCTTAATAAACATATAGCTAAATGTAGTGTCCCTTCTGAAAATATTACTTCCAATATTACCGAAATTCCTATACAGAACTATGAAATTGCAGGGTTGAAAGAACAATTACGTGATATTATCAATTCAGCAGAACCTCCTCCCGTTACTGAACCCATTAAGGATGAAAATATTTTGGTTAATACTGCTGCACTTGATAGCCTCATGAAAGCATTCGTTTCTGAACTATTTTCACACCAACATAAACAAATTTATGCCATATTAGAACAAAATACGAAATTGGTTGATGTAAATAAAATGTTATTAAGTATGGTAAGGACACTCGTTCATAATAAACAATCTTCCGATAATGAAACAGAACAAGATAATATATAATTTGTTATCTATTGCTCATTTTTCTCTATTATGGTTACCCAACCTCCATCCTGATAAGTCTTTACTATCGTCCATATGGGATTCTCTGTAACAAATGTCTGTATTGTATTCAATATATTTCCTCTTACCGTTTCTATTGTAAGCCCTAATCTTTCTGCATGATCATACATTGGGTCAATACAATCTATGAATCGCACTGGGTCTGTTGGTTCTGTTGGTTCTGTTGGTTCTATTGGTTCTATTGGTTCTGTTGGTTCTATTGGTTCTGGTTCAATATATTTTTCATGTATATTTATAACACATGCCTCATGTATTATCATATATTTGTTCGTATATTCACTACATTCCTTTATTCTATTTACTAAATTTGCCGTTCCTGATCTTGAATTTGTAAATAATGTCGTTCCATCATCAGTAAAATGCCATATAGGGATATAATACATATCCGCATTATCACTTGGATTACTCGGTCGTACCGATCTTATCCATTTATAATCTATATTAGGATATACATCTTGTATACGTGAAAAACATTGTGTTGGCTTACACATGTCTTCTATAACGCTTATTGAAATATCTGCTAAAACTACTGGATTCGTCGGGCTTGTATTATGTAATAATCCATATAATATGGCACCTGATGAAAACATTCCAGATGGACCTATTTCACGTACACTTATACATTTGGCTCCATAAGTATATAATGTACTTAGGTGTATCTTAATATCATTCAATGACATATCACTTTCATAACCTTCTGTTGGTATTTCAACGATTGGATCACTCATTCTATACTATATTATAATATAGTATAGTACTTTATTTCATTTGGTATATGTATATTCAAATATGTATAAAGTTATATTCTTTCTATATTCTATATTTGATTGTATAATGGAGTGGTCATTTGGACAAGATCGGATGCTTTCACTTCTTGAAGTTCGTGATCAACCTACCCGTACGATTCAATACTATTGTTGTTGTTTTCAACGTCGTGATATAACCATAAAAAATTGATAATAGTTCATTCACTATATCTGTATCTATATCTATATTAATATCTTATCATGATTAACTCTATTATATCACACACGATCAATGAAGCCGAATCTAAGTTCATTCAAATCATTCGTGACACGTTTGCCATTTACCTTGAAAAAGGGGCTCGGAGTTCGCTCAAAGTAGATTATTTACATGGACAGATCAAAACCATACTTGAAAATGATATATGTAATACTCGTAATTGGACTATTGGTCTTGAACAAAATATACCTAGTATCAATGCTCCCGGTAGAAAAAAATGTGATATTGTTATGTATGATGAAAACCATAGTCCAATCGCCATTTTCCCAGTCAAATTCATTATGTCTAACTATAACCAAAATAAAAATAATTCATGGGAAAACCTCACCGGGGAATGTTGCCATCTTAAATGGCATCCAGATAATATTCATGTGAAAATTATTCCCATTAATATTATATTCAGTAAAGTTCCGTACCTTTATTCAAACAAAACTACTCAGAAATTTGAAAATATTGATTATGATCAAACTTTCAAGATTTATGATACACTCAAACAAAATCATGTTTGTCATGATGTTATTAATTATATTGTTGATGTAGAACCTCAGACATCTATTGGTGAACTCTATAATATTTCTCCCATTATTACTGGCTTCAATGAAAAAACACCATTTAGATCATTTGACAGTGTTCTATTTCCTCCTTAATTATTCTATTACCATATTGGCAAGTGTCTTTGTTGATAAGTTTATCCAACCTCCTCCTCGTTTACTACTATTTGCTTTTATATAATCCATATTTTTTTTGATTATTTCTATTATATCCTTATTCGTATATTCTTCTGTTGTCAATTCTATACATAAACATCCACTATATACGGTTGGATCACTTATTTCATATCGCATATTTCTTGGATCTATAAATGTCGGAATATAGATCACTTCACTTCTTAATGGTGGTTTCACCGATTGGGTTCTTCCATAGGAATACCATTCCGGATATTTCTTATTACCCTTGTCACGTTGACTCAATCTTGTCTTTTCTGATTCCAAATATCTATATGTTTCGGGATTGGTCTTATGAAAGGTTTCTTCTCTTATCACTTTTCCCGTCTCCTCATCATATGGATAAATTATCCATTTCTCTTCACCCGATGTCTTACATACTCTCCAACACGGTTCATTGTATAACTTTGTTGGATGAATATAAACATCATTACATAATGTCGCTAATCCATTCTTTATTTTACATATATCGCCTAATCTCTTTCCGGTTTGGCTATGTTGGATTGTCATTGCATTGAACAAATTGTATTCGGGCTCTTCTATTCTTTCGTATTTTACGGGGGTTCCATTATACAGAAATTCTTCCTTCGCTTCCTTTGTAAAGACCGTTATACATGTATATACCGATGTTCCTGGAAACACCTTTTCTTCTTTAAAATCCGTTATCTCTTTTATATATCGGTTCTTCATTATGTATTCTCGGAATGGTTTACTGGTCTTGTTGTATAAATATGAATTTGGGGTTATTGTTACCATTGTACCGGTTTCCTTCAATTGTTCCAAACATTTCACCATAAACAACATATATAGATCAAAACTACCGGCTGAATACTTCTTCCATCTTTCTTTTATATATTTCCTATATTCTGTTGATAAATCTTGTATCTTTATGTAAGGTGGGTTCATTATTATGTTGTCGTATTCTTTTCCATTTGTTTCTTTCAGAAAATCCTTATAATGTTTCGTTTGATTTGGGTGATCTGGGCATTTTTCCAAATACACTTCTTTGATATCATATATATCTATTTCATCATATGATGTATTTGGTAAGTGTTTCAGTAAATTTCCTGTCCCTACCGATGGATCCAGTAATGTTCCTTTTGGTTGTAGATGCTTCGCCATACATTTTGCGATTTCATCAGGAGTAAATACATCACATTTATCAAATTGTTTTAGGTCTTCATCTATTTCAGTCATTTGTTTCCTTTGTTACTTTTCTTATATATCCTTTCCATTTATTCAATTTTGTTGGTTTTGTTGGTTTTGTTGGTTTCTATGTTGAACGCACATAGTTATCATCACATTCTACATATTCGTCTAAATTTATATTTTTTCTTATTAAATTTATCAGAATACGCTGTATAATACTACTTTGATTTTGGTGATCCCTTAACATAGTTTGTTTCTCTATACGACTATTTGTTTCTTTTATAATACTTCCATCTATACTTGATACACGCTTATCATTGCGCATCACATATGGATTTGTTAATGCGGATGCTTTCAATGCCCGTATCTTACATAAATGTACGATCTGTAAATCAATCGGTAATTGTAACACGTGACATTCTTTCATTAACTTTTTTGCTCCTTCATAGGTAACTATATATCCTTGTAGTCCATAACCATATACTTGGTTCTCTGAATGTTGTTCCATTTCTGCATTTACATATAAAATATCTAGTGTATTTGGTATTGTTAATTCTTTAAATTTGGAATTTATTATAGTCACTCCGTCTTCCATGATTAGACAACTTTCTAATTTATTGTCTACCACATATTTCCATGCATTATAATGTCCCATATAGCATCCTAATTCACCTAATAATGCAGTTTTATTATTACGAAAACCTCCCATCATTACATTTATTCTACCATTTATTATGAAATTATTCAATACATTTTTCTTTTTATTATAATTTATACCTACTATTCGTTCCCATGTTTTGCCAGTATTTGTCCAGGCTTGCCGAAAATCTTCCAGATTTTTCCATAACTCTGGTCGTTCATCCATATTTATTATTAAACAATTCTTTACCATCTTGGTTTTTATTATTTATTCATCATGTGTTTTTATTTCTTTTTAGTTTATTATGTTATATTCTCTTTCATTTCGTGGTTTGTATTCACACAAAACACGATGTTGTTGGTTTTCGTATAAAAAATGTTCATATTGATATTGATATTGATATTGATATTGATGTCATGAAAGCCTGTATGATACTTAACTCTTAGATATACATTTATTGTGTTTCTTTTGACTACGATATTTATTTATTAATTTATTATTATATTGTCTATAATTCGCATAACAAAATGTATAAATTCCTGTACTATATACTCGGGTTTTTAGTTGTGATATTATTTCTTCATAGTTTACTTCCTCAAAATATGATTCATTTTCTTCCTCTTCTTGTTCTATTTCTTCAAACCATTCGGTACTTAGTTCATTCAATGAGTATTGCACCGATGTTGAATGAGACAACTCTATTAAACTATGAGTACTTTCTTTATCCATAATTATTCTTCGGTGGTTATTCGTTTATTATTTTATATGGTTTATTCCATTTGTTATCTTAATTCTTCAATTTTTTTGTTTTTTGTTTTGGGAGTATTATATTATTGTCTTACGAGATTGGGATTGACCATATCTATCTTTTTTATGTGCACGCTTTGCTAACTTATATGCAGTCTTTCTATGATTACATCCCTTCTCTAAAATATTATAATCTACCGCTGCTGCTTTTCCTCCTGTTATTGCACTCGCCATTCTCGCTAATCCCCATGACCTTCCGGTTTGATTTGGTCTTGATCCTGATGAATAATAGGCTCCCTCTCCTTTTCTTACCATTTCTTTTAATGCCTTCACTGAACATCCGGTCGCCTTTGCTAACTCCTTTGATGGCTTTATTTTTTTTACTTTATATGTCTTTCGGGCATTGATTATATGTTGTGATGTCTTACTCTTATAAGAATCCACTTTCTTTCGGGTATAATATTTCTTCTTTTTATACATTCGCTTTGATTTCATCAACATTCCTACCTGTTTCTTCCTGTCTTTTGCTGTCAATCTCTTTGGTACATATCGTATTGGTACTTTTACTATATCCACCATTTTGTCCTCTTTTATATTATACTACTATTTTTTGGGGGGATATTGTTTTCCGTTTGGTATTTTTATTCGAACTTAAATATTCAATCATTGGTTCCCGCAAATTGGCATCAGATGTATATATTTTATACTATTTTATACTATATTATATTATAAAACATACATTATGCCTTTATCTAATTCTATCTCTACACATAACCTTATTCCTGGTAAAAAATATATGATTGAAGTTCAATGGAATTTAACTAATGACCTTCGGTTACCCAGTACCTACATCACCATTGGTACATTTATACGATCATCCTATGTTAGGGGACGGTCTCAATCTTTTGATACTGGACTACAATTATTATTATCCAGATCGCGATATGAATCTACATTCTATATTGATGGTAAAATTATGGTTGTTAGTTCTGTAAATAAGTTTTATGAAATACTTTATCCTTCTCCATCTGACTTTGAAGCTTTACGACAACTTCATTCATTCTGTTTACCCAATGATATCAAAAAATATATTTCATCGTTTACCGGGTTATCACTGAACCTTAAATATAGACCTAAACCGAATACGTTTTCTAAATATTGACTTCCTATTGCCCTTTCTTTTTTCTATTGTTGAGAACATTGACTCTCATTTTATCATTCAAAATTTGTATATATTGTTATCATTTTCATAATAATATACTTACATTGTTGAACACTTCATATGTACAGTGGTTTATAATAAATCCTTGTTTAGGTTTGTTGTTGGCATTCCATGACCAAATAATATCATATAGATCAGTGATATTGCTGCTAATACCATGCTTCGGTTTTCTGCCACTACTTGCTTTTGACCCAGTGCAAATATCATAAAAATATATAGGAAAATTCCGATGATTACCGAATGTAATAACATCATTCGTCCACTTTCCATTCTTTATTATATTCTTTACTTAGATTTTTTTTTTTGTAATTCCTTAGCTAAACCAGAATAATAATCACACATATCTTCCCAATCATCTGCTACTGATATCCAATACACGATCTCCTGCTTTTGATTTTCTATCGTGTTGTTTAGTTGTCGGATTGTCTCTTCTTGACTATATTTTGTGTTCATTAAATTCAATAATATTTCGGCTGCTTCATTTGTAGTGTTCCTATTTCGCTGACTACGTGTTTGTATTCTATTTGTTATTGGGTCTTCTGAATTTTGTTGTTGTTCACGTTTTCGTTGATTACGGGTCTTCATTGTATTCACTGTTTATGGTTTGTATATTATTCAAGATCATATTCAATTTTTTCTTATATTATGTTTTGATCACTTCTTATATTATGATTTGATATAATATGAGGTGAATAAAGTTATAATGTCTTTGCTTGATGGTGTCGTATTTTATGGACCCTATCGTTGAGTCTTATATTATACACAGCCGACAATCATTGATTGAGTACATACCAATTAATCCCCAGCAACCAAGACATACCCGGTTCTATCTATATCCAGAAATGAGTGATATATTAAGTAATGAGTGACATTTTGCGCATCGCATCTGGTCCGAGATCTGGTCCGAGATCTATGTAAACCCATCCTGCAAAAAAATTGAAAAACTTTATTATCATCCAACGTTTGCAACCCAATATAATAGTTATTTAAATTATGTCAGCAACCCAATTATCCGTCACCCGCCGCACCCTCCCTCACGACCTCCAACGCCACATTACGACTAAGTACCTGAATAAAGAAGAGAGACGGTCGTATGGCATCGGTATATTATACGGGGAAGCATTGAAGAATGATCTCAAAGCGTTACCTGAGTCAGTTCGTGTGAAACTGTTTGTTAATGGAATTTACAATAAATGTCTTCCTCTTATTGGTTGTGATGAAAATGTCATACAGACGGGAATCAATGGACGCAGTGACCGTCTACGCAGTGTAAACACGATTGGACCCATTTCACAATATCTACAAACATGGCTTGACACGATTTATTATGGATTTACGACGTCAGATGATGTTCGTGATAAAACGCCCTATTTGCGACCAGTGTATGCAATGAATGTGAGAGTTCCCGGAAAGCTTACTTACGTTCCTACCAAAGGGCACTGTGAGCTAACCGATCGGATTTCTGTTAACGATTTTGTCCGATTTATTTCCATGTTTATTCAGCTCGGCGATCCACTTGTTCCTGGTCAATGCAAACATAAAATGGTTAAACTCAGTGTTGATCGCATTAACCGTGCGCGTTCTAGCAATAAATGGTTGATTCAACGAGACAACATATTATACGATTTCTCTGTCATAGTTCGTTTCCTCGCCAATAAGTATCGCAGAATTGCAAGAGAAACTGAGTTGAATGCTACAATTTTGAAAGAACAAATGGTTATTGCACGAGAACAAGCCAAGTTAGCGAAGGTTGCCAAGAGAGAACAAGCCAAGTTAGCGAAGGTTGCCAAGAGAGAACAAGCCAAGTTAGCGAAGGTTGCAGAGAGAGAACAAGCCAAGTTAGCGAAGGTTGCAGAGAGAGAACAAGCCAAGTTAGCGAAGGTTGCCGAGAGAGAACAAGCCAAGTTAG